ATTGAAATGCCATTTCAGGTTAGTCCAGGCGTAAACGTATCAGAAGTTGATCTGAGTACTGTTGTACCAGCAGTTTCAACTACTGAAGGCGCCATAGCAGGGGTTTTCAAATGGGGACCAGCTAAATCTCGTGTCTTAGTTGACAGCGAAGAGACTTTAGTTGCTCGATTTGGCAAACCGAACGGGAGTTTAAATCCCGAAACATTTTTCTCAGCAGCTAACTTTTTAGCTTATGGGAATAAACTATATGTATCAAGAGTAATTGACTCTGCTGCAAAGAATGCCGTATCAAACGGAAGTTCAGCTGCAGTACTAGTTGAGAACGATGATAAGATAGCAAATGTCACCATTACATCAAATGACGATTTTATTGCAAAATACCCAGGAGCATTAGGAAACAGCTTACAAGTTAATGTTTGTAAAGCACCTAATGAGTATGAAGTAGCTTTAGGAACAACTATAGCTCTTTCCGCAGGTTCAAATGCAATAACTTTCACAGCCAACGTACAAGCATTGGGAACAGCACAAGTAGGAGACTTAATTGAATTCGGCAACACTGCTACCGGTACTCAATCTTTAGAAATTGCTTCTTTAGATGTTGGTGGTCTATCAGGTACTTTTAAAACTAAGTACACTGGATCAAGAGACATTACAGCAGTTGGTGCAGGAAGCGCACCTAAAAAACTATGGAAGTACAACAGCGTTGTTGGAAGTGCTCCAGGAACATCTCTATACACTGAATCAAAAGGTGGTGTAGGTGATGAAATCCACGTAGTTGTTGTAGACGAAGATGGAGACATTTCAGGAACAAAAGGAACAATACTAGAAGTTTTTGATGCAGTATCAAGAGCAACAGATGCAAAAACAGAATCCGGTGAATCAAATTACTGGATTGATGTTATAGAAAGACAATCACAATGGATATATGCTAAAGGTGCTTACAACCTAGCGGCTAATGTGACAGGTGCTAGTTCAACTGCACTATCAGGTTCATTAGCAAATATCGATTCTTTGAAGTTGGGTGTAGACTCAGCAGCTGAAGGATCTATTTCATTAGCAGATGTCACAGATGGATACGATTTATTCAAGTCAGCAGAAGATATTGACATTAGCTTAGTCCTACAAGGTAAAGCTATTGGCGGTACAAACGGTGCTGGTCTTGCAAGATACATTGTAGACAACATTTGTGAAAGCAGAAAAGATTGTATTCTATTTGCTTCACCAGATAAAGGTGATGTAGTAGATAACATTGGATCTGAACTTGATGACATTAAGACTTTTAGAAACGATATTACAAATTCAAGTTACGCATTTTTAGATAGTGGATATAAGTATCAATACGATAAGTATGATGATGTTTATAGATTCGTACCATTAAATGGAGACATTGCAGGTCTTGCAGTACGAAGCGATCAATTAAGAGACGCTTGGTTCTCACCTGCTGGATATAACAGAGGTGGAATTAAGAACCTTGTTAAGTTAGCATTTAATCCTAAGAAAGCAGAAAGAGATGGATTGTATCAATCAGATATTAACCCAGTTGTAACATTCCCTGGACAAGGTACAATCTTGTTTGGTGATAAAACATTACTAGGTAAGCCATCTGCATTTGATAGAATCAATGTAAGAAGATTATTCATTGTATTAGAGAAAGCAGTATCAACAGCATCTAAGTTCTCATTATTTGAGTTTAATGATGCATTTACAAGATCACAGTTTAAGAATCTTGTCGAGCCTTTCTTAAGAGATATACAAGGAAGAAGAGGTATTGTTGACTTTAAAGTTGTTTGTGACGACACAAATAACACAGGAGAAGTCATCGATAGAAATGAATTCATAGGTGACATATATGTCAAACCTTCAAGATCAATCAACTTCATACAGCTAAACTTTGTAGCAGTAAGAAGCGGAGTTGAGTTCTCAGAAGTAGTTGGACAGTTTTAATAAATAGGAATAGGAGAAAGTAAAATGGCTTTTAACATTAACGAAATAAGGTCCCAGTTATCACTTGGTGGTACTAGACCTACCCTGTTCCACGTCAACATATCGAACCCTGCAAATGCTGCTGGAGATCTGAAGACACCTTTCTTAGTAAGGGCTTCTCAGGTACCAGCATCAACTTTAGGTTTTATTGAAGTACCATACTTTGGTAGAAAGGTTAAGATTGCAGGCGATAGAACATTTGCTGAATGGAACGTAACGGTTATTAACGACGAAGATTTCTTAATTAGAAATTCAATGGAAGAGTGGATGAACACTATCAACTCTCATTTGGGCAACGTAAGAGGCTTTGGATCAGCTAGTGACTTGTCATATAAATCAACAGCACAGGTTATACAGTATTCTAAGACTGGAGTACCAATCAGAGAATATTCCTTCAATGGAATCTTCCCTACAAACATAACTGAAATGGACGTTGATTGGAATGCGACAGATGTAATCCAAGAATTTAACGTGACATTCCAGTACGACTGGTGGGAAGTTACTGGTGGTTCTACAGGCAACGCTGGCGGAAATTAAGGGTAAAGGCAACTTAACTGTTGCCTTTATATCTTTATTAGGGTATTCTATTGCTCTAATAAATATATTATGAGGTAATCAATGGCAG